CTGCGTCACGTCCATCCCCTCGGCTCGCGCGATTTCGGCCACCGACGCGGCTCGCTGCTCGTCCAGCAGGTGCTGCCAGTGGTGCGCCAACCCAAGCGCTCGCATCAGCGAAGTGTCCTGCGCTGCGGCCCGAGCTTCGCGCTCCCTCGTTGCCTCCGACAGGAATTGCTGCGGGGCATCAAATGGCGTGATGACCTGCTTCTTGATGCCCCGCTTCACTAGGGTCCAAGGTACGAAGGTCTCCAGTCGCACGCCTCCAGCCGGATTCGGAAGTTGGTAAGTGACCGGATCGCCCTTGAATCGACCCCGGTGTTTCTTGCTCATGCCGCCTCCTCGAATCGCCGCACGATCTGCCGCTGTGCTTCCCAATCCACAGGCAGAGGGTTGCGCTGGAACCAGATCAGGTTCATCCGACGCGGTTGCCGTCCCGACATCAGCGCGTCCAGGATGTCAGGCGCGAGCAGGGTCAGACGCATTAGCTCGTTGGGGACCGAGGGATGCAGCCCTTCTGCCCGAGCGATGTCCGAGCCGCTCTTCATGGCGCCGCTGTCGACAAGGTGCTGCCAGTAGAAGCCGCGCGCGATTCCCTCCAGCAAGGTGACGTCGTGAACGTCCCGATCGTCCGCTGCCACTCGTCGCGAACCCCGTCGGCGAAAGGACAGCGGCACGAAGGTTTCCAGGGAGTCATTCATCAGTCTTCCATCTCCAAGAGTTCGGCGCCGATCTCCCTCGGGGAGAATTCGCCGATCAGGGCGTCCCATCCCAGTTCCCGCCACTTCACCTTGATGCCCTGCACCTCGCCGACATGGACGAGGTCGATGCGCTCGATCATGAGGTTGGCAATTCGGTGGCGCTCGACTGGGAACAACTGATCCCACACATCGTTCAGCCGGCCCATCGCCATCACCGTGGTGGCCTCGTCGACTTGCGCGCCGGTGCGCTGGATGTGGCGTACCACCGATGCAATGGATTCCGGGCTGGTGAGGACCGTCCGGATCTGCGCCACGACCGCTGCCTCGATCTCCGGCGCTGGCAAGCGGTCATAGCCCTTTCCCGGCGCGCCGAATCGGCTCTCGGACTTGGAGACATAGTAGAAGTACTTGCGCCCGTTCTTGCGCGAGTAGGTCGGGTACATGCGCTCGCCCGAGGGGGCATACAGCAGGCCGCGAAGCAAGGCATCGGTGCGCGACCGGATCTTGGTCTCCACCGAGCGCGCATGTCCATCGCGGGCCAATACGCTGTGGACCTTCTCCCACAGGGCCGAATCGATGATCGGCGGATGCGCGCCCGGATACCAATTTCCCTTGTGGGACAACTCTCCAAGGTAGATGCGGTTGCGCAGCAGCTTGTGCAGGTACTTCTTGTCGATGCGCGCGCCGCTACGGGTCTGTCCCTCCTGGGTCGTCCACGCCTTCGTCGTGATTCCTTCTGCGGTCAGGTTGGCGGCGATCTGTGTCGGTGAGCCAATGGTCAGCATCTCCTCGAAGATTCGGCGCACGACCTCTGCTTCGCTTTCGTTGATGATCAGGAGCCGGTTGTCGACGTCGTAGCCCAGGGGCGGGACACCGCCCATCCACATCCCTTTGCGCTTGGCCGCTGCGATCTTGTCCCGGATGCGCTCGCCGGTGACCTCGCGCTCGAACTGCGCGAAGGACAACAGTACGTTCAGCATCAGCCGCCCCATCGAGGTCGCGGAGTTGATCTGCTGGGTGACCGCGCTGAAGCTCACTCCGTGCTGGTCGAAGATCTCGACCATCTTGGCGAAGTCGGCGAGGCTGCGGGTCAGGCGGTCGATCTTGTAGACCACGACGATGTCGATCTGGCCGCGCTCGATGTCAGCCATCAATCGCTTCAGTCCAGGCCGATCGGTGTTCCCACCGGAGTAGCCGGGGTCGTCGTAATCGTCGGCCACCGGGATCCAGCCCTCGGCGCGCTGGCTGGCGATGTAAGCCTGGCCCGCCTCTTTCTGAGCATCGATGGAGTTGAATTCCTGGTCGAGGCGTTCGTCGGAAGACACCCGGCAATACACCGCGCAGCGCTTGCGGGTGCGTGTTGCGGCGATCTCGTTCATCGCGCACCTCCCTTGCCCAGTCCGAAGAACATTGGCCCAGACCGATGCGATCCGGTGATCTGGCGAGCCACTGAGGTCAGGCTCTTGAAGGACTGTCCCTCGTACTCGAACAGCCCCTCGGCGGTGACCGTCACCCGGTGTTCTCGCTCGCCCCATTCGCGCAGCAGGACGGTGCCTGGCGCGAACTCGAACTCGCGTGGAGCGGCGCGAAGCTTTATCTTGGAATGCTTTGCCCCGATGGCTTCAAGCCGCTGCTTGATCTCGGGCGCCAGCCCGCCAAAGATCTCCTCTTGCAGCTTGTAGGCAATGCGAGACTCGACATAGGTGCGGTTCGGGTGGTCCGGCCGGCGGGGGAAGTACCGATCCCACACGGTCCAGAGTTCTGCCATTGGCAGGCAGGACAGTTCGGTGATCCGTGCGGCCACCGATGCTTGCTTCTCGTTCATCACAACTTCTCCTGTTGATAGGGGGTTGTATGAACGCTCTGGTTGGGCAGGAAGCCAAGCCGAACTTCGCTCTGGCGTGGCTCATTTGTGACTGTGGCTCGGACGATTGCCGCCGCAAGGATGGCGGTGATTTCGCCTGCGCGGGCGCTGGGGGCCATCTCCGAGGGAGAGGCGAGTTTGAGGTTCTTCATGACGGCTCCGGGGAATTGCAACCGTCACAGATGATGTGACCGAACCTCCGAAGCGGATGGCAATTCCGGGCAATCAGACAACCAAATTGCGCGTTTAGTAAACAGTTGACCGGCACCCGATCGCCCGCTATGATTCGGTGAAATTAACCAATCACGCAATCAGGTCACAACCATGGCATTCGGCGCGTACATTCGCAAGAAGCGCGAAGAGAAGGACATCCAGCTCAACGACTTCGCGAAGCTGCTGGATATCTCTCCCGCTTACTGGTCTCGCATTGAGCGGGAATTGGAGAAGCCCCCCAAGGACGAGTTGATCCGCAAGGCTGCCGAGCACCTCGGCCTCGATGTGGACGACGCTTTCGTCGAGGCCAGCCGCCTGCCACCGGACATGCGCGAAAACGTCGGCGACCTGGTCCGCATGTACCGCAGACAAGGCACGGAGAACAAGTGAATGCCGGCACTGACATTGGACTACCGGCATTGCGACCGTAAGCGTCCCCGTTTCATCAAGCATTCAGAAGTCGAAGCCATCGCGTTGATGGCGCGGCAGCAACTCGTCGGTCCGGCCGTTGATGCGCTTTCACTGGCGCTGTTGCGCGATGTCTCGCGCCTGAAGATCAATGGCGTCGCGTTCGATCTGGCGGTCGATACCCAAAACACGGTTCACGATGAGAGCGGCAACCCGGTCCTGGGGATTTGCGAGTACGACCCCGGGGTGCCGGACACCGCGATGGTTTCAGTCTCACCAGTAGGCGACGGCGCCAGCGAGGAACTCGTGTTGAGCACCCTTGCCCATGAAATCGGCCATGCGGTCTTTGACAGCCCCGGGTGGATCGTTGATGCCAGCCGTGGTCCGGGCCTGTTCGACGCCATCGATGACGGTGCGCGCAAGGTCTATCGCACCACCACGCGCGACGGCGACCACCTCGCGAAGTCAACGGTTGCTACAGATGGTGCGGCGCCTAGTGCTCGGGGTGAGGAGTACTTCGCCGAGTTGCGCGCCAATGAATTCATGGGCTCGCTCTTGGTGCCGCGCCAGCGCCTGTATGCCGCAGTTGAAGAATTGGCGCCGGAGAACGACGTAAAGATTGTTCGCGGCCCGTCACTTGATCCTGACTACCCGGGCACTGGTCTGACGCTGCATACCGAGGGTGACTTTGGCTTCTTCTACCTTGAGACGCTCAAGCGCGCGGTCGCCAAACGCTTCAACGTTACACCCCGGTTTGCTGGGGTGAGGATGGAACGCTATGGCCTGCTCAAGCAGGCAGGCTCCATCAGCTGACAGGTTCAATGACACGCGCAGCCGACTTCGTGTCGGCATTTTTTGGACGGATGAATTAACAACACGCGCAATCGCGCACTTTTGGCGAAGGAGTAGTTCGAATGACGGCAGTCAAACAACAAGATGCGAAGCCAACTCGCAAGAAGGCTGCCGCCGAGCCAGCCAACAAGCAGCCTCGCACCAGGAGCAAAGACAAGGGGCCGGAAATCCTGCCGCGCCTTGAACACTTCGTCCAGCTCACGCGCCGGGTGCATCGCCCGGCATTACTTCGCGCCCTCGTCGAAGGAGTGATCGGAAAGGCGCTGGCTCCGCTGCGCGAACTGACAGAGGATGTGACTGGCCCCATGCCGATACCTTCGCGAAATGCGGTGTTCGCCGTTGTCGCTGGGATCGCTCACGCTGATCACACCCGCATCGAGCGTGCGGCAGAACGTGTGAACCTGCTGTGCGACGAGTACGGAACGCTGGCCGCCGGGACACTACTCGAGGCGAGCAACCCGGAGGATGCCGAGGTTCTTGAATCGCCAACCGACAAGTTCAGCCGCGCGCTCTATCTCTTCCTGAGACAGGAGTTTCCGGCCGAAGGAGAAGCATCCGACGACCGATTCGATCATGCCGAGCGGCAGCAAGAGATGCTGCAGCAGTCACAGAGTGACCGGCACACCAGCCACTACATCGGGCCCAAGGGTGCGCAACCCACGCTTGCAGTAGATGCAGATCAGGTGCTGCGGCGACGGCTCACCGAGTTGTTCCCAAAGATCGACCCTGGCGACATTCTGATCGAGCACTTCGAACATCGCGATCCCATGCAGGCCGGCAACCCCGTTGCCCTGTTCACA